TCAAGTTTGAGAAAGTTATTGACTTTCTGATTCTCTCACTTTACCATCTATTGTAGATGGTTTTCTGAGGGATTCTTTCCCTTTTATTCACTTTATTCACAGTCAGTTCTTAACTATGACTCACCACAATCAACCGGAATATTATACATTAGTATCAATATGTCCACATGATGGTACACCAACTGTCATAGGAATCTTTGAAGATATTGATGCTGTCATGTATAGATTAAAGAGATGTTATACATCCTGCGGTGATGAATACCGTATTGAATGTTTTCATCTAAGCACAGCAGAAAAAGAAGCAAAAGAATATAATGATTTAATAGTTTCTAGACGAAAGCATCAACAAGAGCAGCAAATGCTTGAGGAAATATATACTGCGGATGAAGAAAAAGAGGAGGTTAAAGTATCATGAGAGATAAAATAATCAAAGCGTTATTATCACATGCTCAAGGAGATATACAAAAACATTTAGCAAATATAGAAATATATCTAACTAATCCATCAGGTATTGGAGAACATTCTGATATCTTGGAATCAATTGAACATGAAATTAATCAAGTCGCTAAGTATCAAGATCAAATTGACGTTATTCAGAGGTATTTGAAACATGAATGAACACGAATTCTATGTTGGATTAAGTAAAGAAAGATGGGAAGATATAATAGACTATATATTATATGCTGTTCAATCTCCCATCTCTGATGATGAAGAATACCAAAATGGATTACAGATCATAGAGTTAATTAAGGAGCAAATGTACGATTAATGTTATTAGTTTCACAGTCAATTCCGCAGGTAGATAGTAACACTTTATACAAAATCTATAAAGAAGTTACTAAACCTATACCTATTAAGTATCCTCCAACAAGGAAGCACTACAACATTCATTCATTTGGTTAATTATGACATTCAAAAATTATCAATTCTCAATCAACGTTAAAACAAACCACGATCCAAGAAAGGCTATCTTTGAGATAGTTAACCAGTTAAAAGGTATACTACCAGTATTATCAATTGACTACAAATTAATAGAAGATAGAGATGTTACTGTTGAACATCATGGAGGAATAGATGATAACACCAAATTGGAGACATAACTCAGGAAAGTTACCTAAACGTACACTAAAACCTCAAGCAATGAGACAATCTCGTGCTAAATTACGCTCACTTATCAACAAATTACATGATTCACAGTCAAAACAACGACAAGGACGCACTAGAGAGTGATGCTAAGTATTTAGTTACTCTTCAAAGTGGTAGAACATTCGTATTAAATTCTGGATACGATGTATACCAAGCGGCTTATGATGCTTATGAAGCAGCATGTTTGCATGATGATTATTTAGTAAATGCGGAGTTAATCGAATGAGTAAAAAACCTTATTTCCCCAACAATTGGAAACAAATTAAGAATGCACCTTCTTCAATGTTTGAATCTATCAGTTATGATGAATTCATGGAATGGAAAGTAGCAGGTTGGGAACTTCCCGGTTCTGTATCTTGCATTATCAGGGATGAGAATGTTAAGACTGGGAAAATAAAAGAATACATTTATCAAAGTGATACAGCAGCTAATAATAAGATATCATCATTAATGAAACAAGGTGATAGTCTTATTGCAGTATGTTGTGTCGATACAATACATCACATGACACCTAAGGAGGAGGAAGATGACGAATTCGAGGACGCTTGAGGATATCTATTCTTATAAAAAGCAAGCGTTAGATCTTTTAGATAAAGATCATCCACATTATGATGAAATTAAATCACTATTAACCGACCAAATCAAGGACGAAATAGAAGATCATGCCAACACCTGCTCAAATTGATGAACAAATCAAATTAGAAAGGGATCAAATATCTCTAGGAATCGAACGCTTATATAAGAATACTAAGCAATTAGAGGAAAAGAGTTATAGTTCAGCTACTATTTATGGTATTTCGTCTATTGATAGTTTATTACCATTGGTAGTAGATAAGATTAAGGATACTAATAATAGGATTAAAGAAGGTAAAACAGGTAAATCTTTTAAAGAAATAAAACATTACTTATCTAATCTTGAACCTGTAGCGGCAGCAGCTATAGCATGTAAGATAACATTTGATAAAGTATTTAGTATTAAAGAAGGTAGCAATCAATTAATCACAGTCAGTGAATCAATTGGCCAAGCTATTGAGAATGAATGTCAAATGAGACATTATGAAAATAAAGCACCAGCATTATTAAACACTTTAAAAGATAATTATTGGCATCAATCGTGTGGTACTCATCAAAAGATCGTAGTAATACAAACGCTCATGAACAGGTACGGTATACCGCAATGGATATCGTGGGGTAGATCTAATAGAGTTAAACTTGGTACTTGGTTATTAAATTGTATTATGAGTACAAGTGAATGGTTCTATAAAGAAATGCGTCAACAAGGACGTAAACGAGTTAATTACATAGTACCTACACCTGAATTTCTAGTAATTAAAGATCAAGTAATGCATGAGAGTGAACTATTTGCTCCATTAGCATGGCCAATGTTAATTGAACCTAACGATTGGGGTAAAAAGCCTGGTGGTTACTTACTTAATGAGGTAATGAAAGGTCATGAAATGGTTAGGCGTGGCGATGGCGGGTGTATACAGGGAGATAAACCTATAGCTTTCTTGAATAAGATTCAGAAAGTAGGTTATCGACTTAATCCATTCATTGTAAACGTAGCTGAAGAGCTTGATGAAAGAGGGATAAGTGTAGGAAAATTTATCCCAATAGTTGAATTAGATCTCCCTCCAAAACCTCCTGATATAGCAGATAATAAGGACGCACGTAAAGCGTACCGTAGAGCAGCAGCAACAGTTAGAAATACTAATGCTGGTGCATTCAGACGTTCTTGTAGAACAAGGATGACTATGGAGGCAGTTAAGAGGTTTAAAGATCGTGAGAGGTTTTATATACCTTGGTCTTTTGATTACCGAGGTAGGGCTTATCCTATACCCGCGTTTCTCACACCACAAGATACTGATTTCGGGAAGTCATTACTGGTCTTCGCTGATGCAGCACCTGTTACACATGATGCATGTAAGTGGTTAGCTTTTCAAGTTGCTACTACATATGGTCTTGATAAAGAAACTTGGGATGTAAGACAAAGTTGGGTTAAGAATAACCTTCCCTTAATCACTAGAGTAGCTAGGTTCCCTATAGAATCATTACCAGAATGGGAAGTAGCAGAAGAACCATGGCAATTTTTAGCAGCATGTGAAGAGTATTATTCATGTGTCATATGGGATCATCGTATTACTACACGTTTATGCGTGGCCACCGATGCCACCTGCTCAGGACTCCAGATTTTGGCAGGATTAGCACGAGATAAGTCCACGGCTAAATTGGTAAATGTTTTACCTTCTGATAAACCACAAGATGCATATAAGGTAGTAGCTGAATATGCTAAACCTAACATACCTAAGTACTTACATAATGTATGGTCTAGACGCTCAGTCAAAAGAACCGTCATGACAATACCCTATAATGCAAAACCATTCTCGAATCGTTCGTACATTAGGGACGCATTGAAAGAAGATGGTATTGATATAGATAAAGATGATTTAACTCAAACAGTTAATGCTGTTAGAGATGCCATGAATCAAGTAGTACCTGGCCCTATGGCCGTTATGTCATGGATTGAACAGGAAGTATCTAAACAATTCAGAAGGAATCCTAACTTAACTTTAACATGGACTACACCATCTGGATTTGTTGTTAACCAAAAGATTCAGAAAAAGAAAGTTGAGGTATTAAAACTACAATTATTAGGTCGTTGTGAGATTCGAGTAGCTACTGATGATTCTAATGAGGCTGATATAACAAGACACAGAGCCGCAACAGCTCCTAATCTTATACATTCACTAGATGCTACACTTTTGCATCTTAGTGTTGAGCGTTTTAACGCACCAATTGCATTAATTCATGACAGTGTATTAAGTCGTGCCACAGATATGTCATTACTTGCTACAATAGTAAGGGAAACATACATGCTCTTATTTGCTGAACATGATTACCTAACAGACTTTGCTTCTCAAATAGGAGCAGAGACTAAACCACCGATCATAGGAGACCTTGAACCGGAATCCGTGATTGACTCCACTTATTTCTTTTGTTAAATGTACAATTATTCACTTTTTGATAGCTTCTTTGCTCCAACTAGAGTTATAGTTGTCTCGGAAGAGCGACTAAAACAGAAGGAGATTGAACTCAAAGAGAACCAAATCAACGTTGTGAACAACCGTATTGATGAACTAGTAAAGTATCGTGCTGAATTGCAGGATGAACTTAAGTCTCTCAAACCAGCAACCAACAAGGACGCTATCGAGGAGGCAGTATCTGATGTCTAGGACTGTTCACGTCACAGAAAAACCCGTAACACTTGAAGGATTTCAAGCTATACTAACACCTAGTAAGTTTGGTTATTCCCTCTCGGCTGTAGTTGGTAACGAAGTTATCGACAAATTAGAGTCTGAAAGAACTGAAGTTCTTAAATGGGCTGAGTCAAAACTAAAAAACCCTCGCCGCTCCACGCTCAAGCCCGAGCCGTGGGAAGAAGTTGCGAAGGGTAAGCATAAGATCAAGTTTTCTTGGTCTGAAGATAAAAGACCACCTGTTGTAGATACAGAAGGATCCCCAATAACAGATGTTAAAACACCACTATACGCAGGATCTACAGTTAAATTGGGTTTCTATCAGAAGCCATATATCCTCAGAGATGGAGTTACCTATGGTAGTTCTCTTAAGCTTGTTGGTGTACAGGTTGTCTCAGTAAAAGGAGAAGCTGGTGTAGATACTGGAGATTTAGACGCTACGGAAGTAGCTGAACTATTTGGTAATACATCTGGTTTCAAACTCAATGATCCCAATGTAACACCTACCAATAATGAAGAAGAAGAAGAAGACTTCTAAATTTAAATCAGGTCTAGAAGAGCAGGTTGCAAAACTTCTCGAAGGACTTGGAGTAACCTATGAATATGAATCTTGTAAGGTTCCTTATACCATCCAGCATCATTATCATCCTGATTTTATCCTCCCAAATCATGTACACTTGGAAACAAAAGGATATTGGTCCGCGCCAGACCGACGGAAGATTGCAGCTGTTAAGAGGGACAACCCGGAATTAGATTTAAGGATGGTGTTTCAGTCACCATATAATAAAATACACAAATCAAGCAAGACGACGTATGCGAAATGGTGCGAAAAGCATGATATACCATGGACGTCTTGGCAAGAAATACCACTCGAATGGTTAATTTAAAAACACCACTACGGTATCCAGGGGGTAAATCAAGAGCATTAAAGAAACTCTTTAAATTTATCCCTGATTTATCTACCTATACTGAATGGAGAGAACCATTTCTAGGAGGTGGTTCAATGTCCATTGAAGTTATCAAACGTTATCCACATATAAAAGTGTGGGTAAATGACTTATATTATCCTCTTTATAATTTTTGGAAGCATTTACAACTAGAAGGTGAGACCCTTGTAGAATACCTCACAGCACTTAAACATACCCATCCTGTACCAAATGATGCTAGACTACTATTCCTCCACGCTAAGGAGCATATAGGCACCGATAAGGATCCATTTAAAGATGCGGTGCGTTTCTATATTATTAACAAGTGTTCATTTTCTGGATTAACTGAGAATTCTTCTTTTTCTAAACAAGCAAGTGATTCTAATTTTTCATTGAAAGGTATAGAAAAGTTAATTCATTACCAAGAATTTATAAAGGATTGGAAAATTACTAATCAATCTTATACTGAATTGTTAACCAACGATACGAAGGTCTTTACATACTTAGATCCTCCATATGAAATTCAAACTAATTTGTATGGTAAGAAAGGTATGATGCATAAAGCGTTCGGTCACGATATCTTTAGTGAGAATTGTTCTCAATACGAAGGTCATCAATTGATTTCTTATAACGATTCACAATTAATTAAAGATAGATTCAAAGGATGGAATTCTGATACATTTCCATTAACATATACATTAAGGTCTAAAGGATCTTATTTAGAAGACCAAAAGAAAAGAAAGGAATTAGTTCTATATAATTATGGAACAATCTGAGTTCGTAAGGCATTTACCTTGCGAAAATTGTGGATCATCAGATGCAAATTCTTTGTACTCTGATGGTCATACTTACTGTTTTGTCTGTCACAATAGAACAGGCGACAATGATGTTATTCACAGTCAAAGAATGACGAGTACCGTCCAGTTAAAAGGATCAGCCGAAAGGTTGCATAAACGGAATTTATCAGAAAAAACTAATCAGTTCTATCAGATTTATAGAGATGGTAATACCTTAAGGTTTGCTTATTATGATGAATCTGGTGTACTGAAAGGTATTAAAACCAAAAATAAACAAAAAGACTTTAGATATGAAGGAATTCCCACTGATACTTTATTCGGTCAGCATCGCTTCCCTAGTAGTGGCAAACGTATTGTTATTACTGAGGGTGAATTAGATGCTGCCAGTTGTTACGAAGCTATGCCCGGATGGCCGATGGTTTCGTTACCGCATGGAGCCGCTTCCGCAAAGAAAGATTGTCAGAAACAAATACCTTTGTTCCAAGGGTACGAAGAGATCGTATTATTCTTCGATGGTGACGATGCAGGGCGTAAGGCCGCTGACGAAACGGCAAGTATATTACCGCCTGGTAAGGTCAAGATCGCACGCTTGGAATCGTACAAGGATGCATCTGATGCGTTACAGGCGAATGATACAGATGCAATAAGAAAGGCGATTTGGAATGCCAGTCCATACAGACCGGATGGTATTGTAGAAGGAAAGTCTTTAGAATCTATAGTAACTACACCAATACCACCAGCAGACCATGACTATCCATTCAAAGGGTTACAAGATAAATTGCACGGGATTAGATATCAGGAGCTTACAACGATTACTTCAGGATCTGGCCAAGGAAAGTCCGCATTCTGCCGTCAACTTGCAGTTAACTTACTCACCAAAGGAGTACGGGTTGGGTACCTGGCACTTGAAGAGTCAAATAGACGAACCGCACTTGGATTGATGTCCACAGCTGTAGCCAAATCCCTTCATATCGGAGAACATGACAAAAAAGAACTCGAAAAAGATTTTCGTGATACCCTTGCTAATTGGAATCTTTACCTTTTTGATGGCTTTGGTAGTTTTGACCCGGACGTTATTTACAACAGGATCGAATACCTTGCCAGTGGATTGGAGTGTCGCGTTATATTCCTAGATCACCTCAGTATATTATTGAGTGGTCTGGATGGGGATGAGCGTAGAATGCTGGATCAGACAATGACAAAATTAAGGTCATTAGTAGAGAGGACTGGTATTTCATTATTTTTAGTATCACATTTAAGAAGGAGTAACAATGACAGAACCTCACATGAAGAAGGAGGAAAAGTATCTCTATCGCAACTTCGGGGATCTGCGGGAATCGCTCAACTTAGCGATCAAGTCATTGCCCTCGAGCGAAATCAGCAGTCCCCAGATGAACGAGATATTACGACTATTAGAATCATTAAAAATCGCTATTCAGGCGAAACGGGCTTCGCAGGTAAAATAAAATTTAATTTAGATACTTCACGGTTTACTGATTATGAAACTGAAACAACACGATTCAACCCATCAACAGACTTCTGAATACATTAGACCACATCCACCAAGTAAAGAGGCAATCAAACGTGCCAGATTCATCGACAAAACCTACACATGGGTTAGGAACAGTAGTGTTCGATCTGGAGGCAAACGGTCTCCTAAATGATGCTACCCGTGTCCACTGTGTTGTACTCCACTATCTTAAAGATAACCATACGGAAACGCACAATGATGAAAGCCCTGGTGAAGGAATGTCTAATCCTATTATCAGAGCAGTTCAACATTTGGAACTTGCTGATGCTATTGTGGGGCATAATATCATTGGCTATGATTTACCTTTGCTTAAAAGGTTCTATCCTTTTTTTAATCCCCGTGGTATTATTGTCGATACTCTTCTTTTATCTAGGCTTTATCATCCAAACTTATTTGAGATAGATAAGAATAGAAATTGGAAACACATGCCATTACAATTATATGGTCGTCATTCTCTTGAATCATACGGTTATAGACTTAATGAATATAAAGGTTCCTTCAGTAAGAATACTGATTGGAAAGAATGGTCTCAAGAAATGGAGGATTATTGTAAACAAGATGTTGTTGTTACCACCAAATTATGCAAACACTTCCATCCCTACCTGGATGGGTCCAAATGGAACACCAGGTAGCTCACCTACTCACCCAACAAGAAATCCATGGATGGTATTTTGATGAACGCGCTGCACGGGAACTTGAATCTGCTCTCCGAAAAGAGTATGAAGATACTTGTGCATTACTTCGAAACAAACACCCTTACGTTAGCGGACCATTATTCACTCCTAAACGAGATAATAGGACCAGAGGCTATGTCGCTGGAGCTGAAAGTACCCGACTTAAAGAATTAAATCCCACATCTAGGGATCACATATCATGGATCTTACAAACACATTATGGTTGGACGCCTTCATTAACAACGAACTCAGGGAAGGCGGTTATAGACGAGACCGTATTAACAGATATTGGGACGGATATAGCTCTCCAGTTTTTGACACTACTGGATCTGACAAAAAAGCTTGGGATGATATCCGAAGGCGTGAACGCATGGCAGAAGCTTGTTACGACGTCTAGTAGAATCCATCACCATTGTTCAACTGCAACGCAAACTTTTCGTTGCGCCCATCGATCACCAAATTTAGGCCAAACACCATCAGATGAAAGATTTAGGAAATTATTTACGGCATCCCCTAACATGGTTATGTGCGGTGCCGATCTTAGCGGGATTGAGCTACGTATCTTATCCCATTATCTTGCAAGGTATGATAAAGGACGCTATGCTGAAATCCTTCTCAACGGAGACATTCATGAAACCAATGCAGAAGCCATTGGCGTCACCAGAAATCAAGTCAAAAGAATTACCTACTGCTTTCTCTACGGAGGCGGAGACCACAAATTAGGTTTAAGTTATGACAAACAGCTTCCCGAGAACGAGGCGAGAAAAAAGGGTAAAGAAATACGTAAAGCTTATGTGGATGCCATTCCAGGTCTTAAACAATTTCTGGAAGGGGTACACAAAGCTAGTTCGCGGGGTTATGTTCGCGGACTGGACAACCGACATATCTTGTGTGAGTCGAAACACAAATCCGTCAACTACCTTATTCAAGGGTCGGCGGCGATAATCGCAAAACGTTGGATGGTTAACACCCATGACCATATCAAAGAAATGGATTTACACTGTAACCAGCTCGCTTTTGTTCATGACGAGTTACAGTTTGAATCTAAACCAGAACATGTTGATGATCTCAAACGTCTTCTTGTTCTGTCCGCTGCTGAAGCTGGAGAGTATTATAATATGCGAATCCCTATAGGTGCTGAAGCTAAAAGCGGAATTACTTGGGCAGACACCCACTAATTTATGAAAATATTATGCGATGCAGACTTTATTGTCTATAAATCGTGTGCAGCTGCTGAGACTGAAATTGATTGGGGCGATGATACTATTCTCGTTACTAGCCAGTTCAGTGACGCATACACTGCCACAAAACGTGAGATTACCAAGCTTGAAAACAAACTTGGGGCATTCTCTACTGTAATACTGTTCTTTTCTGACAGTACAAATTTCAGAAAAAAAATATTGGCCGATTATAAAGGTCATCGTAACCGTAAGAAACCTTGCGGATACAAACGTGTCATCAATGCTCTCAGGAAAGAATATAAGGTTATAATTAAACCTGGACTTGAAGCTGATGACAGTATGGGAATTTATAGTACTAAATACCCTGGAAATATAATAGCCTCACCTGATAAAGATATGAGGCAAATACCTGGACAACTTTATAACTTTGAAGATACATTCACAGTCAGCAAAGAGGCTGGTGCTAAATGGCACCTTATTCAATCCATTTCTGGAGATCAAACTGATGGATATGGTGGAGTCCCTGGAATCGGAGTTAAAAGAGCAGAGGCTCTCTTTAAAGAAAAGGGTTACTCTTGGAAAACTGTAGTTCAAGCATTTAAAGATAAGAATTTATCTGAAAACGATGCTTTAATAAACGCTAGACTAGCTAGAATTTTAACAGTAGATGATTATGACTTCAAAAATAAATGTCCCAAACTTTGGTCCCCCTCCTCCAGTTACGAAGTTAACAATGGAGCAGGATCTAAAACTAAGGCAGATTGAGATTAGATTAAATAGTGGTGATGTTGATATTAAAGATATCATCACTGTTTTTCTAGCCATGCAGAAACAGAACTTTGTCTTAGCTAATTCACTTATTAATTTAGTAAACAACTGGCCTAATGAACACCACCTATTTGTCGCAACAGGCGAAGGAATTTCGCTCAAAATACCAGATAAAAAACTCAATATCAGGAAGAATAAAACAAAAAAATCTGATAGTTGAAGAGTTTAAAGAGTTTATAGAAGCTGAAGGTATGTTATTTAGAAATAATTTTGAATTACATAAAGATGCTTTAAAAGAATTAGCTGATTTAGTTTATGTATGTTATCAATATGCTGAAAATATGGGGTGGTTTTTAGATGAAGCCTTATATAGAGTACATAAAAGTAATATGTCCAAACTCGGAGAGGACGGTAAACCAATATACCGAGAAGATGGAAAGGTCTTGAAAGGACCAAAATATGAACCGCCTAATTTAGAA